GTGACTGGTGCGGTATGCAAACGCGCGGCAGGGTCTACGAAGAGACGCAGACGATAGTGTGCAGCGCTTGTCGCAAGCCGCTGTTGGAGATAGACGAGGATGTCAGCTATGTGCTGACGCTGGAGGACGAGTGATGGCAAGGCCGAAGATATCTGAGGATGTTTGGTCGGAGTTTCTTGAGAGGCTAACCAATGGCAGCACGATCACGTCAATCGTAAAAGACAAGTCGATGCCAAGCTGGACATCAATATCAAGGAAGCTAGCAGCCGAGCCGGAGTTCGAGAGGCAATATCGTCTGGCGTTAGAGTTCAGGGGCATGCTGCTTCAGGAGGAACTTGAGGACATCAAGCGAGACGCAAGGATGGGTATGGGCGACGCGCACGGTCTTAGGCTGGCGGCAGACATAACGAAGTGGCAGGTCGCCAGAATGACACCAAAGATTTATGGCGATAGGCAGCAGCTTGAGGTGACGCCGTCAAAGGGCGGGTCGTATCTTGAGGCGCTGACGCAGGTCAACACGCCTGCTCAAGAAGTGCTGACAGACGAGAGAGACACACAATCGGAAGAAGTACGCGCGCGCAGTCAGAACGCTCAGAATGAGTGTCCTGATAGCGACATAATATAGGGATATAATGGGACAATCGCTAAGTCATTGAAATCATTCAACCGCAATCTTCCATAATGAACGTTATGCGACATTTATACAGGAATTAACCAGATTTCGGTTGACCCCCCCCGTCTCGCACACGCGGCGGGGCGGGTGTAAATATATATACCCCTACCACCCCCACCCCGCTTTCGGAGTAACCGCAATGACCCCATCCGCCGCCGAAAAAAATGACCTTGTGGCGATGATCGCGCAGTTCCGCGACGATCCGCGTTTTTTCGTGCAATCGGTCCTCGGCGCGACGCCGCAGAAGTGGCAGGGCGAGGCACTCGACGCGATTGCGGCGCACGACAAAGTCGCCATTAAGTCCGGTCACGGCGTCGGGAAGACGGCCTTTGAGGCGTGGGTGACGTTGTGGTGGCTCCTGACCCACTACCCCTGCAAAGTCGCTGTCACGGCCAACAGCGCGCACCAGCTAAGTGACGTCCTGTGGACCGAGATCGACCGCTGGGCGCGCAACATGCCGAAGGCGTTCAAGGATTTGCTCGAATTTAAGTCTGACAAGATCGCGCTCAAGGGTGCGCCGGACAGCTTCGCCGTCGCGCGGACCAGCCGCCGGGAGAACCCGGAGAGCCTCGCGGGCTTCCACTCGCCGCACATGCTGTTTGTGGTCGAGGAGGCGTCGGGCGTGCCGAACGTGATTTTCGAGACTGCGTCGGGTGCGCTGTCCACCCCCGGCGCGAAGATTATCATGTGCGGTAACCCGACCCGCTCGGATGGGTATTTTTACGACGCATTTCACGCGGACCGCGAGAAGTGGCACTGCATCACTGTGTCGTGCGAGGATGGCGAGTACGTCGATCCGAAGTTTATTGGCGATATGGCCGAGAAGTATGGCGAGGCGAGCAATGTGTTCCGCGTGCGCGTGCTGGGCGAGTTTCCGACGCAGTCTGACGACGTGCTGCTGCCGCTGCACTTGGTGGAGGACGCGACGAAGCGCGACGTGGAGGCTGGCCCCACCACCCCCGTGGTTTGGGGTTTGGACGTGGCGCGCTTCGGATCGGATCGCTCGGCGCTGGCGAAACGTCAAGGCAATGTCTTGGTTGAGCCGATCAAAACGTGGCAGAATAAGGACTTGATGGAGTTGGCGGGCATTGTTTTGGCGGAGCATGACGCCGTGCCGTACAGCATGCGCCCGCAGGCGATCTACATTGACGCAATCGGGCTGGGAGCCGGTCTCGCCGACCGGCTGCGCGAGTTGGACTTGCCAGCGGTTGCGGTGGCGGTCAGTGAGACTGCGTCCCTGAAGGATCGCTTCAATCGCCTGCGCGATGAATTGTTTTGGTCTGCGCGCGAGTGGTTTGAGGCGCGTGACTGCCACATGCCGGAGGACGACACGCTGATCGCGGAGTTGACGGGGATCAGGTACAAGTATTTGAGCAGCGGCAAGCTGAAGATTGAGAGCAAGGACGAGATGAAGAAGCGCGGGCAGCGCTCGCCCGACACGGCGGATGCGTTCGTGCTGACGTTCGCGGGGCAAGGTGCGGTTGCCGGAGGCTACTCAAGGGGTTACAATAGCAGCCGCGTAGTCAAGCCGAAAACGAACTGGGTAGTGTGATGGCGGAAAATAGGTTTATGCAGTCGCTGCTCGGTGAGGGCGATTATTCGGACCCGTTGATGATACTGCCGTTTGCTGAGACGCCGGAGGGCGAGTTTGTGCCGTCCTTCCCCGGTCTTCTTCAGGGCGCGGCTCAGGGTGTGCGTGCCGCTGGTCGTCTTGGTGGTATGGTTTTTGAGGGTATGCCGGTCGATACTGAGACGGGCATGCCGACGCAAGATGTTTATGACGATGTGCTTGAGGCTGGCCTGACGTTTACCGGCGGCAGCTTGCTTGCGCCGCGACCGAGTAATTCGCTTGGTATGGGCGGCTTGCTTGAGGATATGCCCCTATACCAGCAGATTGCGAAGGGCAATATCGGCAGCAAAGAGATGCCCCCTGCTGAAGAGGCTCTATATCGCGCTGGCGCAGCTATGCAGATGCCAAGAGAGAGCGGTGAGGGGCTTTTGCTGCCGCAACGCGCGTATGATCTGGGCGCGGCTCAGGCGCGTGTGCTGGATGAGGACGTGGCGATTGACCCCGGCTTTCAGAACATCGTTGCGCCGTTTATTCGTGGAAGAGATGCCGACACGGTGATCCGCGACCTTGGCACAGTTATGGACAGCCCTGCCGTCAGTCTTCAGAACTTGATCGGGAACACGGCGAAGTTGATGCCCGGCGACATGACAATGGCGGGGCAGCAAATCACGCACGTTATGGGTGTAAAGCTGAAAAATCCGGTCAGGATGCAAGGTGGGAAAGACTTTTCTGCTGAAGAATTGTCCAGAGAGTTGGGCCTTGTTTGGGCATCCGACCCCACTGTCATATCCGGTTATGCGAAGCAGGCCAGAGAAAATCCCGGTCTTTTAGGTGTTTACAGTGCTATGGGCGCGCGCTCTGGTGACTTCTCGCATCATGTGGCGGATATCGTCGTTGACATGACAAAGCAGGCGGACTGGATACCGAAGTCTGAGATCAAGCGATTTGACGATGAGATTAGGGCTATTGAGGTAAAGAACAAAGACACAGGCAAGATTACAAGGCCGCACAAGGATTTCCCCGGCATTCTCAGCGACAAGGTAGAGGATTATCTTTATGATCCGGGCCGTGGCAACACTCGCAAGGCGGTTGCCGACGTTATGGAGAAGGCCAGCTACAGAAAAGAGGGTTTCCCTGACCTGTCTGTTATTCGTACTGTCGTTGCTGACCCTGAGATGGCTTATCGGGTAAACGATCCGTCTGCGATGATGGCACCGACCGGCGGCAGGATCGTGCGTTTTGATGAAGACCCTATGACCCCTATTGGCGGCGAGGGTAACATTCCGGTGTTTCACAAGACCTATCGTCAGGGCATCAGCGGCGAGGATTTAGGCTCGCTTGAAATGCCGGTGCCACGCAGCTTAATATTCCCAGAGTTTTTTGCTAATCGACGCGCTGCTGAAAAAGCGATGTCATCCGACCGCCGCAGCGCCGAGATCAGCAATGTGTTGCAAGAAATTACACCTGAGATCGCTGACGATGTGGACAGGTTTACAGAGATGTATCGTCGCGGACTGCTTGGAGATGTATTTTAATGGCCCCACGCGCCCCTAAAGACCCACGCCTAGCGCGCGCCGGTGTTTCCGGCTACAATAAGCCGAAGCGCACCCCGAACCACCCCAGCAAGTCGCATGTGGTTGTGGCGAAGGAGGGCGACAAGGTTAAGCTGATCCGCTTCGGCCAGCAGGGCGTTAGCGGTGCGGGCAGCAGTCCGAGGACAGCATCCGAGAGGGCGAGGCGCAAGTCATTCAAGGCGCGTCACGCTCAAAACATTGCCAAGGGCAAGATGTCTGCGGCGTACTGGGCGAACAAGGAGAAGTGGTGATGGGATACGGTAAGGGCAAGAAAAAGGGCAAGGGCGGCAAAGCCGCAAACGAAGTGCTTGGGAAGTATTGCGGCTAATGGCTAAAAGCGTCGCACACTACTTTCGCGATGGCACACGGCATATGGGCGGATCGCACAAGATGCCGAACGGCGAATTGCACAGCGGCGCTCGGCACACTGCGTCGAGCAAGAAGCTGTTTCACTTCGGCCAGTTGTCGGCCACCGCCAAGAAAAAAGCGAAAAAGAAAGCCTGATGGCGCGGAGGCTCCCGAATGTCCCGAAAGACAAGCGCACCGGCCTGCCGGAGAAGTACCTTCGCGGTGCGCGTTCTCGCCGCCGCAAGGCAGCGGAGATTAAGCGCACCGCCAAAGCCTACAAAGAAGGCCGCAACATCGACGTGAAGAAGGTGAGCGCCTCGCGCGCCGCACAAGCGAAGAGGAAGAAAAAGCGTGGCAAAAGCTAAACCACTATCTGAGGCGACGAAAAAGACGCTTCGCGAGAAAGCTGAAAAGGCGAATATGACTTATGGAGAACTTGCGAAAGTATATCGCAGAGGTCAGGGCGCGTATCTCTCATCGGGTTCGCGCAATGTACCTATGGCTGCTTGGTCTATGGGGCGGGTAAACTCTTATATAAGAAATGGCAAGGCGCGCACCGCTGACAAGGATATTTACAAGGCCGCTCGCGGCAGGAGTAGCAGGGCATGATTGACTGTGGAAACTGCGGGCATCCGCGCCGCTGCGTTACAATGGACAAGTGCATTATGGGCAAGATGCGACCCGCATATGAGCCGCCAGTGCGCGAGAAGATGCCAAAGAATGTAAACACCAGCAGGGGCAACGTCTTGATGCAAGGCGACAGTCCTGTGGCGGACGTCCCGAAAAAGTCCGCCAAGAAAAAAACGTATAAGAAAAAGGCAAACTGATGTCAGAGATGGACGACGTACAGCTTGGGTCGATTGTCAGCGGCGAGATCACCGACGCGCTGAACCACTTCGACAGCGAGTACACGCAGGACCGCCTCCGGGCGCTCGACTTTTATCTGGGCGAGCCGCTCGGCAACGAGGTTGAGGGTAGGTCGTCCGTCATTGCCACCGAGGTCGCAGACACGGTTGAGGCGATTATGCCGAACCTTATGCGCGTGTTCACGGCGAACGATAAGTATGTGAGGTTCGCCGGACGCACGGGCGAGGATATGGAAGCCGCCGAGCAGGCGTCAGATTATGTCAATTATCTAATCCAGAACCAGAACGACGGATACAAGCTGCTGCACACATTCTTCAAGGATGCGCTGCTGTTTCGTATGGGCGTCATTAAGTATTTCTACGAGGAAGTCGAAGAAGTAGACGAGGAGGAATATAACGGCCTGTCCGAGCCGGAGATGGTGTTGCTGCTGAACGACCCGTCGATTGAGATCGTGGAGCAGCGCGAGACCGTCACGCAGTCGATGATGGACGAGGACGGGGTCGAGGTTCCGCTCGACGTGATGTACGACCTGTCTGTCCGGGTGAAGCGCAAGTCGGGCCAGATCAAGGCAATCAACGTGCCGCCCGAAGAGTTTCTTGTGTCGCGTCACGCGACCGGCAACCTTGAGGACGCGCACTTCGTGGCGCACCGCACGTCGCTCACTGTGAGCGAACTTGTGGCGATGGGCTACGACCGCGACATCATCGAGCAGTACGCCGGCGAAAACGAACTGGACACTGACCGCGAAGTCAACAACCGCTTCCAAGACTTAGAGGCGGCAACGGGGGTTGACCCCGCCGATCCGACCCTGCGCTCTGTGATTTATCACGAGTGCATAATGAACATTGACTTCGACGGCGACGGCATTGCCGAGCGTCGCCGCATCTGCGCGATTGGCTCTGACGGCGCATACATTCTTCACAATGAGCCGTGGGATCACATGCCGTTCGCGGTCTGCTCGCCGATCCTGATGCCGCACCGTCTTGTGGGCCGCTCGGTCTACGACTTGACCGAGGACTTGCAGGTGATCAAGACGACGCTGATGCGCCAGTACCTTGACAGCGTGTACAGCAGCACGCTGCCGCGCATGATCGCGGTCGAGGGTCAGGTCAATCTGGACGACCTGCTTGACGGCTCCGCAGGCGGTGTGATCCGCGCGCGCCAGCCCGGTATGGTTCAGCAGATCACCGGCGCGTCTGTAGGCGGCGAGATACGCCCGCTGATGGATTATCTCGACAGCGTGAAAGAGCAGCGCACCGGCATGTCCAAGGCGTCGCAGGGACTGTCACCCGACGCACTGCAATCTTCGACCGCTGGCGCAGTCGCGGCGACTGTTCGCGGCGCTCAGGTGAAGCTGGAGAGTTACGCCCGCACAATGGCTGAGACCGGCGTGAAGGATTTGTTTAAGGGCATCCTGCACTTGGTTTTGAAGCACGACAACAAGCCGAGGGTGTTCCGCCTGCGTAATAACTTTGTGCCGATTAACCCGGCGGAGTGGAAGTCGCAGTTTGACACGGTTGTGCAGGTCGGGCTTGGCACCACAGACGACGAGACCAAGATCGCGTTCCTGACGCAGATCGCGGCCAAGCAGGAACAAATCCTGATGCAGCTTGGCCCGCAGAACCCGATTGTGTCGATGCCTCAGTACGTCAACACGCTGCGTTCGATTGCCGAGATCGGCGGGTTCAAGGATGCGGATCAGTTCTTCAACTCGCCGCAGATGATCCAGCAGCAGATGATGATGCAGCAGCAACAGCAGCAGGCACCGCAGCCTGACCCTGAGATGGTCAAGATGCAGCAGGAAATCGAGATGGATCGCGCGAAGGCGCAGGCCGACATGCAGCTTGAGCGCGAGAAGATGCAGGCGGACATCCAGCTACAGCGCGAGAAGATGACGATGGAGATGGAACTGCGTCGCCAAGAACTACAGGCAGAGGCCGAACTTCGCGTCGCGAAGGCCGTCACCGATGCTGATATATCAACTAACTTGCCGAGGGTTTAGAGATGCCGGGTCATTACGGAATGTCATTTGGGGAGCGCGGAAGAGGCGCAAGTCAAGCGCAAATAGATCAGCATATGGCGAATGTGTATGCCGACCCCGGTCCCTCTCAGGCTGAAGTTGATCGCGCCAACAGGGAAAATGCGGCGATTGCTGCCACCGTTCGTATGGAGCAGCAAGCCGAGGCAGCCGCTGCCGCTGCCGAAGCTGAAGCAATCTCTCGCGGCGCAGCCGACCTTGGCTTTGGGCCGGGCTACATGCCGCCTGTCACCCCTGTTGCCACGCCAATGACCGACGCTCAAATTCAAGCGGCTAGGGGCGTTAGCCCTATCATGCAAAGCTATTTCCCGCAGCGCGCAGGGTTTGATTTATACCAAGATGTGTTAGGCGATGCGTCTGCCGCAGCTAGGGCAAACATTGCCGCAGCGTCTCCCGGCCTTTTTGGGATACCGACCCGGTTTATGAATGAGAAGTTTTTGACCGGCCTTGGGAGCAGAATGGGCGGGCGTGACAGCGACGCATACCAGAAGTTTCTGTCCGATCAAAACTTGTTTGAGCCGGTCTATGACCAAGCGGGCAGGCTGACGGGATACCGAGATCAGTATGGCAGACTGACAGGGCGAGACACCCTTGAGGCTCAAGCTAATGGCGGCGGTGATGATGACGAGCAAGTTGTCCCAACCGTCACCAACCCGGCGACAGGTCGCGAGGAATGTCCAGACGGGTACACATTCGATCCCGATCTCAACGCCTGCCGCCTTGACACACGCGGCGGCACAACAACAGCGCCAGACGCCCCAGCAGCGCCCGGTGTTCCCGGCGCGCAGTATGCGAGGATGGGACTGCTAGACGTGGCCCCAGAGGGCTTGATGGGCTTCCAAGAGCGCTACGGCGCAGGCTTTGGCACACCGTCAGACTTTGGCGCGGCGAACCTTGCTTTCCGTCAGCAAGGTGCTATATCTCCAGAATATTATACAAACGCGCCGAAACTGACAGGGTACACATTGCTGGGATGAACGAGGGCAAGACACGGCAGCGACAGGCTCGCGCCGAAAAAGCCGCAGCACTGCTGCGAAACGAACTTTTTGTTGAGGCGTTTGAGTTCCTCGACGAGCAGTTTGTCGACGCTTGGAAGACATCCGGCATCGACGATGAAGAGGCACGCGAGAAGCTATTCCAACTGATGCAGGCACTTAACGCAGTCAAGGGGTACTTCCAGAGCGTTGTCGAGGATGGTAAGCTGGCACAAGCGCAGCTTGACGAATTTAAGCGGTACAGCCGCGTAAACTAGGAGTTTTTTTATGTCCGACAATCCGCAAGGAACCGGCCCTATTTCTTTTAATGATGCAGTTTCTCTTCTGAACACACCCGCACAGGACACCGTGACAGAAGAGCAGGTCGAGGCACAAGAGCCTCAACAGCCTGAGACCGAGGCGTATGAGCCGGAGGCGGAGAACGCAGACGCGACCGTCGAAGAGGATTACGAGGAGGACGATGAGGGCGAAGACGCCTACGAGGCGGATGACGATGACGAGTACGAAGAGGAGCCTGTCCAGACCTACACCGTGAAGGTGGACGGTCAGGAACTAGAGGTAGACCTTGACGAACTTCGGAGTGGTTACTCGCGGCAGCAGGCGTACACTAAGCGTTCGATGGAGTTAGCCGAGCAGCGTAAAGCCTTTGAGGCAGAGCAAGCTGAGACGAAACAACTTCGAGACGCTTACGCGCAGCAACTTGATCAAGTGGCTGCCCAAATCCATCAGGTAACCCATCAGGAACCTGACTGGAGAGCATTGGCCGAGACGATGACCGAACGTGATTTGTTTCTGGCGAAGACCGATTGGGACCAGCAGAAGGAATACCAGAAGCAGGTCGAGGTCGAACGTCAGCGTATCGCGGCGGAGCAATCTCGCGAGCAAGAGCAGAGCCTGCGCCAGCACTTAGAAGTGCAGCGTGGCGAAATGCTTAACCGCATCCCTGCGTGGCAGGATGAGGACACTCGCGACGCAGAGCGCAAGGAAGTGATTTCTTACGCTCAAAAGCGGATCGGGTTTAGTGAAGAGGAGATTGCAAACGCATCTGATGCGCGCGCGATCGAACTTCTCTATAAGGCGTGGCGTTGGGACCAGCTTCAAGACAAAGCCCCCGCCGCCAAGAAACGCACCCGCAAAGCACCGAAGATGGCCAAGGCAGGGCGACCAAAGACCAAGCGCGAAGTTGCTACCCGTTCTCAGCGTGATGCCCGAAAGCGCTTTGAAAGCGCCGGAACGGTGGACGCTGCTGTTGAGTATCTAATGGGCCGAAAGTAGCCCGCAAAGAAAGGAAAAGGTTATGACAACCTTCGCAACCGCCGCAGCAATCGGCGAACGTGAACAGCTTGCCGATGTAATTTATCGCATCGACCCTGCTGAAACGCCAATATTTTCAAACGTTAAGAAGGAAACTTCCAACGGTATCTTCACCGAGTGGCAGGTTCAGGAATTGGCTTCAGCCAGCGCCACGAACTATCACAACGAAGGTGCAGACACAGCGACTGCGGCGGCCACGCCGACCAGCCGTGTTGGAAATTATCACCAGATCAGCAAAAAGGTTTTCGCTACGAGTGGGACCCTCGATGCTGTAGATACGGCAGGTCGCGAGCGCGAACACAACTACCAGAAGGTGCTTAACTCTTTCTCCGAAGGCACCCCTGTTCTAAATCAGATTGCTGTCTGACTGGTTCAGGAAAAAAATTGGGTGAATTGCTGGGAAGCCCGGAGGCGGGTAATCAGCAGCCAAGCGCCAGATGGAAGCGAAAGCTGAGGGCTGGTGAAGGTTCAACGACTAGGCGGTGACGAAAGAATAATCTGCCCACGAGCGCCCAACACGAAAGTGAAGATATAGTCTGAACTACGGTATAACCTGACTACAAGCCGTAGAAGTCGATCATAAACAGGTCGGCGGTAACAAATTGTAAGGCCCTTGAGTTGCGTCGCGACATCGAAAAGATGATTGGCGACACAGACGTTGCTCGCTCTTCTTCTGAGCCACGCAAGTCGGCGTCTCTGTCATGCTGGATCACCAACGGCTCTGTTGGTGCTGGCGACGGCGCTTTCGCTACTGGCGACGGTACTGACGCAGTAACCGGCGGTACTGACCGCGCACTGACGCTTGCCCTCATTGAGGACGCGCAGCAGGACGCATGGACCGACGGCGGCAACCCTCGGATGATGTGCATGTCGGCTGGGAATAAAGCCAATTTCTCGGATTTGGCTGCTTCCGGCAACCTCGTCAGCAATGACGTGAACATGACCGCTGCCAAGGAAGTCACCTATGTCGGTTCGACTTCGGTGTTCCTCGGCGACTTCGGTACTGTTGAGGCAACTCCGTCTCGCCAGCTTGGTAACGACCGCATCTTCCTGATCGACCCAGACTTTGTGTCGCTCTGCACGCTGAACGGTCGTAACTTCCTTGAGGAAGATTTGGCCAAGACTGGCGACGCAACCGACACGCACATCCTGTGCGAGTGGGCGCTCAAGCCAACTGCGCCCAAAGCGCATAGCATGATCCTTGATCTGAACGGCTCCTAATCTAGCGGGAGGGCGGCTTTGGCCGCCCTCTCCTCTATGAGGACAGAATGAAAAGATATCTATACACCGACCCGCGCACCCGCAAGGAAGTCACCTTGCAGCAGAACAGCGACGGGTCTTCTGTTATTGAGCAGCGGCAGGAATTTGGCGGCCTGCTAAAACTTAACAAGCAGATGTCGGGTGACTACCAGCCCGGCTCAATGATCGGCAACACGCAGCGTCACATGCAGCATGTGGCGGAAATCCCAAACGTGGTGTACAATCACTTGCTGGAGAAGTTTGGCCCGATGCGCGAAAATCCAAAGGCGTGGAAGGCTTGGCTGAACGACAGTGAAAACCGGGCATTCAGAACGGGCGGCGGACATTTATAATGGCGATTTCGACCTACACCGAATTGAAGACGGCAATAGCCAACTTCCTCGCGCGTGACGATTTGACCAGCGTCATCCCCGACTTTATCCAACTTGCCGAGGCGACGATGTCTCGCGAACTGGAGACACGGTCACAGGAGAAGCGCGCCACGGCGACGCTGACCAGCGGCGATGAATACATTGCGCTGCCAACAGACTTACGCGAGGTGCGCGAGGTCAAGCTGAACACGACACCGCTGACGGTCCTGACCTATTACAGCCCGGTCGCGCTCGACAGCAACTTCTCATCCGGCGGTGTCGGCAAGCCAAAGGGCTTCAGCATTATCGGCGACGAGATGAAGATGCGCCCTGTGCCGGACGACAGCTACACCGCCGAGATTATCTATATCGGGTCTATCACGGCGCTGTCTGACAGCAACGCCACAAATAATATCTTGACCCGCTCGCCGGATGCCTACCTATACGGATCACTCGCAGAGGCGTATGCTTACCTGCTTGATGAACAGCGTGCGTCGCAGTATCTGCAACGCTTCAACCTCGCCCTTGAGCAGATCAAGGTCGATGAGCAGCGCGCGCATTACGGCACGGGTTCGCTGCAAATCAGCAGTATTTACGCCCGTCAAAACGCAGCAGTGGAGAGTTAAACAATGTCTGCAATGAGTGATTACTTAGAGAACAAAATCCTAGATCACGTTCTCGGAACAACGGCATACACCCACCCATCGACGGTCTACATCGGGCTTTCGACCGGGTCGTTTGCTGACGACAACAGCGGCACCGAACTGAGCGGCAGCAACTACAGCCGTGTGGCGGCTGCGTTTGATGCGGCTTCTGGCGGCACGACTGACAACACCTCGGCGATTGAGTTCGCTGCGGCGACAGGGTCGTGGGGTAGCGTCTCCCATTTTGGTATCTTCGATGCGTCGTCATCCGGTAACCTGCTTATTCACGGCGCGTTTACCACCGCGAAGACAATCGCATCGGGCGACGTTCTGAAAATCGCAGCGGGTGATCTCGACGTTACAGCAGCGTAGGTGCTGTTGTGGCGATCACGAAGCCGAACCTAGATCAGCTTACCGGATCGATTGACGCCTTTGTCGGCTCTTTCGATACGGACGCTGATCTGCTTCGTGCGGACTTTACCAAAGAGCCGACGCTCGAAGAACTGGACAGCATTGTCGGCAGCCTCGACAACGCCGACACCTTTGGCGATCTCGACAGCCTATCGTTTGACTTCTTCTCTGTCGCGGCCAGCGTAACCGGCGCGGCAAGCGTCAACGCGCAAATCCAGTTCAGCGTCCCGTTTGACGGCGCTGCGGCGATTGCGATCACGCAGTCCACAGACGCGCAGCGCGTCCAGCATATGTCCGGTTCCGCCAGCGTCGCGGTCACGACAACGGGCGACGCCAAGCGCGTCCAGTTTGTTGACGGCGCGGCCTCCACTGCGGTCACGACAACGTCGGGCGCGGATCGGCTTCGCGGGTTTGATGCGGCGGTATCTGTTGCCGCCACCACCGCCGCAGCCTTTGGGCGCGTCAGGCCGTTCGACGCATCAGTCACCGGCGCTGCGTCTGTTGCCGCCACCGCAGCGTTTATCGCGCGGATGGATGGAGCCGCAAGCGTCGCGATTACGGTGGCATCCGACAGCGACCGCATACGCGGCTTTGACGGTGCCGCCAGCGCCTCTGTGACGGCCACTGGCGTGTGTCTTGCAGTCTTCTTCGATACAGGTAGCGCAAGCGTGTCTATGGACGCCACAGGCGCTTCTGTGGGCGTTTTCGTCATGTCCGGTTCCGCTGACGCATCAATGTCTGCTACAATGCGCGGCAAGGTGCTGGGCGAGGACTGGTCAGAAGTCGCCGACGGCACAGAGACTTGGACAGATATCGCGGCAGGCTCTGAGGTCTGGTCGCAAGTATCTGTAGGCAGCGAGGTTTGGCACCAGCAATGATACAGTTTGGCGAGTTCCTACCAGATCAGCCCGATTACTCGAACCCCGGCGTCACAAAAGCCGAGAACGTCATCCCTGCGGCTGGCGGTTATCGCAGCCTGCCTGAGTTCGTTGCGTACTCCGGCGCGGCAGACGCAGACATAAATGGCGTGTTTGCTGCAAAGGATAACAGCGGAAACGTCAAGCTGTTTGCGGGCGACACCACAAAGCTGTATCAATTCGACAGCAGTGACAGCAGCCTCGACAATATCTCGAAGTCCGGCAACTACACATTGACTGCGCCGGAAGAGCGGTGGCGGTTCGTGCAGTTTGGGACTGACGTGATCGCAGTCGGCGGCATTGGTGTGCCGCCACAGCGCTACACGCTCGGCACCAGCAGCCTCTTCGCCGATCTGGCTGGCTCACCGCCGGACGCTGACTTCATTGCGGTGGTGCGCGATTTCGTGTGGCTGGGCAACGTCGAGGATGGGTCGGGCAACCGCCTGCCGTACCGCGTCCAGTGGTCAGGCTTCAACGACATCACAAGCTGGACCGCTGGCACCGAGCAGTCCGACTTCCAAGACATACCTGACGCTGGCAACATTACCGGGATGGTCGGCGGTGAATACTGCACGATCCTGATGGAGCGCGCGATTGTCCGCGCCACCTACTCCGGCCCGCCGCTGATCTTCCAGTTCGACAAGGTCGAGACGGCGCGCGGCTGTCAGGTGCCGGGGTCGATCTGCAACATTGGCCACACTGTCTTCTATCTGAGCGATGACGGCTTCTATGCGTTTGACGGCCAGCGGTCTCAGAACATCGGGGCCGAGAAGGTGGACAAGTTCTTCTTCGACGACTTCAATATCGCGCACAAGGACCGGATGACATCAAGCGTCGACCCGCAGAACCAGATCGCGGTCTGGTCCTATGTGTCAAACAATAGCACCGACGCCAAGCCCGACAAGCTGCTGATCTACAACTACGCAATCGGGCGCTGGTCTACCGCCAACGTGCAGGCCGGTCTGATTGCGCCGATGTTTACGCCAGCCTACACGCTGGAGCAGCTAGACACGATCAACACCAGCATCGACGCGCTGCCTGCGTCGCTTGACAGTGCGCTGTACAAGGGAGGGCAGTTCATCTTCGGCGGCGCAGTCGGAAACAAAATACACACCTTCACCGGCGACCCGCTGGCCGCAACCATTGAGACGGCTGAGGCGGGGCTGGCGACTGGCAAGTTCAATATGATCACGCGCGTCTATCCGTATCACGAGGGCGGCAGCGTCACGATGCAGATCGGCACGCGCGGCCTGCACTCCGACACAACGACATTCACGACGGCGCAGTCGCCAAACACTGACGGCTTCGCGCCGTTCAGGGCGCAGGGCCGGTATCACCGCGCGCGCATGAACCTGAGCGGGCAGTGGTCATTCGCGCAGGGTATGGACGTCGAGGCGAGGCAGGTGGGCAGGCGATGACAACGCGCGTTAGTAACTTCCGCATCCTCAACCCGATCCTTGCCACAACGCGAGAGATCGCCGAACTACTTAACCGCACGATTAACGGCGGACTGAATAGTTGGGATTATGTGACGCTGTCTGCCAGCGTTACCGAGACAACAAAGACAGACCCGCGCTTCTCAAAGGAAAGCGTGGTGTTTTTTACGGCGATCAATGGGTCGCCGGAGCATCATCAGCCGTTTATCAAATCGACATCAACTGACGGGACGATGAAGATTGGACACAAGAACCACGGCCACACACAGGAGTTCGCCTACCTTATTGTCGGGTGAATACAGGATGAGTGAACACTGGCAGCGCTGCAAGCGCTACATCGAGGACGCGCTGGAGTACGCTGGCGGGTCGCACACGATAGACGACGTGGCCGTCGCTATAGCCGAGGGGAAAGCCCAGTTCTTTCCTCTGTCAAGGTCTGCTATAGTGACTGAGATAGTCGACTACCCGCAGAAGGCGATGTGCCGGATTTGGCTTGCGGGCGGCGACTTAGACGAATTAATGCAAGCGGAGGTTGCACTCAGTGCGTGGGCCAAGACGCAAGGGTGCGACGGGATGGAGATCATCGGGCGTAGGGGTTGGTCTCGCACATTAAAAGATTACCGCGAGAGCGCGGTGGTACTGATGAAGGATTTTAGTGATGAGTAAAGGCGGAAGCACGACAAGGACGGTGATGAGCCAGACGGAGCCGCCAGAGTACGCGAAGCCGTTTCTGGAGTTTGGCCTTTCTGAGGCCAAAGAGATGTACGGCTCGCCGCAGCAGTTCTACCCCGGCGCGACAACGGTTGGCTTCTCGCCAGAGAGCGAGATGGCACTGGGCGGCTTGCGGCAGCAGGCAATCACCGGCTCGCCCTTTATCGGCGCGGTTCAGGACGTAGTGATGCAGAACCTGACCGGCACAAACCCACTGATGGCGGCGGCGTTCAGGCCAGCCATTGAGGCGGTGCAGGCCGAGGCATCAAAGGCCGGGCGCTACGGCTCAGGCTACCAGCAGGCTGCAATGACCCAAGCACTTGCGCCGATGGCGTATCAGGCGCAGCAGGCCGCAATCGCACAGGCACCCGGCGCACGCCAGTTTGGTCAGGCTGACCTTCAGACGCTGGCGCAGGTCGGCGCAGCCCGCGAGGCGCAGGATCAGGCAGAACTTGCGTCCAGCATGCAGCGGTATCAGTTCGAGCAGGAGGCACCGCGCGCGGCTCTGGCGGACTATATGGCAACGGTTAGGGGTGGCACGATTGGCGGCCAATCAATGCAGCCAGTATTCCGTCAGCCTGCGGCGTCTGCTCTTGGCGGCGCTTTAGGTGGCGCTCAAATAGGTCAGATGATGGCAGGTCCGGGCGCTGCGGTGAACCCGGCCTTTGCAATCGGTGGCGGCCTTCTGGGGCTTCTTTAGGGGATTACTATGATTAAAGGTCTTCTCGGTACAGGTATGGACGACCCAAGAACCCGCGCCAATTTAGCTATGGCGATGGGGCTTTTGGAGGCGGGAGGCCCAAGCCTTCAGCCAACATCTCTTGGCCAAACTATTGGCCGCGCTGGCGCTATGGGCGTGCAGGCGTATGACGCCGCCCTGAAGGCGCGGCAAGCAAAAAAACTTGAAGACTTGCAATTTAAGACTGCCGAGGCAAACCTTGCAAAGCTAGGCACTGAGGCGGCAGAGGCCCGCAGGCGGTCTCAGATTATGGGCCAGATAGCTATTGCGAAGCCATCTGCTCTTCCGTCTTTATACGCGCAACTTGATCCCACAGCAGCGGCCAAGGCTGCATTTGAGCGCTCTGGCAAACCCCCAGAAACCAAGCAGATATACGACCCTGCCTCAAGAACTATGCGTCTCAAAGCGTTCAACCCTGCAACCCAAAAATATGACATTGACTACGGTCCGGCTGGCGCGCCAGAGAAGCCGCAGACGATAACTTCGGGCGGCGTGACCGGCACTATGGGTCAAGACGTTTTCGGGCGCGCAACCTTTATTCCTCTGCCGGGTGCGCCTGTGACGCCTCAGAAGCCGACTTTTGTTCAGACGGGCGTTGAGGGTATGCCCGGCGCAACGCAGCAAAACATTTCGGTTGCCGATCCGACCGCCCCCGGCGGGTTCAGGCTAATGTCGATTGGCGACCCAAAGCTGCCAAGGCTAACGCCGGGTATGCAAATAACGACAAGCCCAACGGGCGAGACGACCATCACAACGGGCGTAACAGACGGAACTGGGGCGCTTCAAAAAGGCGTGATAAAAGACCAGCAGACTGCAATCGCCGAAATTGACGCAACGCTTGCGACGCTTGATCAAGCCGCCGCCAACTTTCAGCCAGAATTTTTGACAACGCCGGGGCGGTGGCAGAACATCACGACAAACATTGCGTCGAAGATGGGGTTTGAACCATCTATTGAGGACGTCGAAGCGGCTATGGAGTACAATCAGTTTATGGCAAGTGCGGCTCAAACATTCTCAGAGCAGCTTCTCAGGCTTTCTGGCGCTGCTGTTTCGCAGGGAGAATACGCAAGGGCTAAGGCTTGGATACCTTTCGCCGGTACGGCCAACAACCCGTTTGGTGGAGACAGCCCTATTCAGTATGAGGTGAAACTCCGCAACATGACTGGCACGTTGACTGCGGCAAAGTTCAGGTCGGAAAAGATTTTGAAGGAAAACAAAATCACCGCAGCAGATGCAAAGACCTACCCAATTTCAATCAAGAGGGGGCGCAAAACTCTCTACATACACGAGTACGTCAATTCACTTGTAGGGCAGGGCGTAGACGAAGCCACGGCGATTGATATGTGGAGCAAGGAGCCAAGATCATGAGCAACGCTGTAAGCCCTTTTAATTTGTTGACCGGGTCGGGTGTCCCAGTAATTGAGACGGGGACTGAGCGTGCCGCGTCTCCCGGCACCGTCGCTGCCGCGTCTCTTATCCAAGACCCCCGCGCGCGGATGCGCTACTACTCGCAGCAAATGGGTATACCCCTAGACAGGTTTGGCATACAACAGGGACAGATTGCATACTCTAGGCCCGGCACCGGCCTGCCACCGCAGGCGGTCTCACCCGGACCCTTGCGTGGGTTTTTAAAAGGTTTAGGGCCGTCGTTCCCTGCTGTCGGCGGGACAGTTGGCGGTATTGCCTCCATCCCGTTTGGGCCTGCGGGAATAGCCGTTGGCGGCACTGCTGGCGCTATGACTGGTCAGGCTGCTAAGGAATACATAGCAAAGGGTCTCGCAGGTCAGGAAGTAAGTGCGGGGCGGATTGTATTTGAAGGCGGCGTTGACTTGGCGGCGTCTTTGGCTGGCATGTTGATAGGCAAGGGGCTAACCCGCGCCGCAGTAACTGCGGCGGCGAAACAATTTAAAACGGCTATGGATCAGGGCCGTCAAAGTGCGTCTCAGGCTTTGCAGGGAACCCTTGATGCGGTCAACAAGACATATGGCACAAACATCAAGATCAGCGCTGCCGAATTGACCAACAACGCCGACATGATTGCTGTGCAGAAGACTTTAGCTGGCGACCCAAGGACCGGGGAGACAATGTCTCGGTTTGCGGCGGAGCGTGGGGCAGAGGTTGGTCGGGCTTTGTCGCAGGGTCTTGAAGACATTGGCCCCACTTTCACGTCCAGAGAGGCCGCAGGAGCGGAAATGTCGGGGGCCGCCGAACAGTCTATGGTTGACTTGGCGATGGCTAGGGCGCGTGCTGGCAAGCCAGCCTATGATGATGCGTTTGAGGCGGGTGCATCAATAGATGTGAGCGGGACAATTAAGTCCCTTGAGCAAGCAATTAACAAAAACCCTCGGCTTGCTGGCAAGTTCCGTCAGGCTCTTAAGTACATTGCCGACCCAGTGACGAACAAAGAGGGCAAGGTCATTGGGTACAAGTCAAAAGAAGGCGTCAGCCTTGAGTATGTTCAGGACAACGTAAAAGAACTGCTGGACGACTTTATTGGCGCGGCCAGCAGGGCGGGCAGAAACAAAGAGGCGATGCGCTTGAAAGAGGTTCAGGGGAACCTGCTTAAAGAAATGGATGGGCAAGTCCCAGAGTATGCCGCAGCACGAAAAATCTGGGGCGACTTGAGCCGCCCCATCGATGATGTTGAGGGCGGCCTCTTGCCGACGCTGGCAAAGGCGACAAACAAAGATTTTGAATTTATGGGAGCGAGGTTTTTAACCAATTCCAGCCCGTCAGCAATCAAGGCCGCGCGAGACAACATTCTAAAGGTTGATGGTGGGCAGGATATATGGAACAACTTTGTCCGGGGCGCTCTTGAGCAAAGCTGGGAGAAGGCGTCCAAGCCCCGTATAGGCGAGTTGGGAAGGCCGGACTTGCGCGGCGCGATGCCGCAAGCCCGGTTCTGGTCTCAGTTTGGCGCGGGTGATGGTTACAAGCGCCTGCAAGCTGCATTAAGCCCCGATCAGATGAAGGCTATGGAAAACCTTCTGACCGTTATGGAGGGTGCGTCTAGGGCCATATATACCGGCTCAGACACTGCGGCGAAAGAAAGCGCCAAAGAACTTGTCGGTAGCTTGGGTGCGCCGGGACTGTTGCAGTTTGCGGCAGCGCCGTGGCGAGTTTTGGGCGCTCTTTCGGACGCGACAAGCAGGCAACTTTCAAATGCTAACGTCAGGAAGCTGGCGGACGTAATGACTAATGAGGGTTCGGTTGACATGCTTCTGGACATTGCTGTCGGCAAAGGACAGGGGGCCTTCAACGAGAGAAACCTTATTCTCGTTGCAAACGCCTTGAACAACGCCTCTGGCGTCGGCATGTCTATGGCTAGGGACAGTATGTCGGGGCCGGGTATCCCGTCTGAGCCGTCGCCGGATGCGCCGTCTGCGCCTTCTGCCCCACAGGGTGTAACCAACCCATTCGATATGTGATAAACTGCACGCACGATAACGAAGGAACAACCTGATGGCCAAAAACTCGATCCGCGATTACGACGCAACGTCCGGCAACAACACCGACGTGCAGTCGGTTGACATATCCGAAGGCTGCGCCGCGAGTGGGATCAATAACGCGCTGCGTGAAATCATGACCGACCTGAAGAACGTCAGCACCGGCGCGGTGGCGCTTGAGACGCCAGCGGCAGATCAGCTTAACGTCGACAACATACGCATCGACGGCAACACCATCTCAAGCACTGACACGAATGGTGACATCACGCTAGACCCTGATGGTACTGGCGATACGATTATTGCGTCGGGCAATGTAATGATTGGCACGACTACAGAAGGGTTTGCTGATTACGCCGACACCTTAACTGTTGCAGATACAGATCATGCTGGCATTACAATTCGCAGCGGTGCGTCGTCATCGGGCAGTTTGTACTTTTCTGACGCTACGTCTGGAAGCGGAGAATATGACGGTTATTTAAATTACAATCAAAGCACACAGAAACTGACAGTGGGTACCGCCGCAGCAACCCGCATGACCATCGACAGCAGCGGCATATTAATGGTGGGCAAGACCGCCACGAATTATCAAAGTGTAGGCGTCGAGGCGAAAGGCAACGGTAGTCTGTGGGCTACGGCTGATGGTAATGGTCCGCTGATTTGTGTAAGAAAATCAAGTGATGGCACAATAGTACAACTCTATAAAGACACTGCAAAGATTTCAGAGTTTAAAGTAACTGATGGTGATAATCTCAGTATAGATTGCACTAGCACCAATCACTCTGGTTTGACTTTCGGAACAGATGTTATTGTGCCTCGTAGGGGCGGCGCACAGAGTGATAACACTATTGATTTAGGTGCTGGCGGGGCTAGATTTGACGATGTTTTTGCTACCAACGGCACAATTCAAACATCCGACCAAAACGAAAAACAGCAGATTGCCAGCCTGACCACTGCCGAAATTACAGCAGCAAAAGCTATCAGCAAGCTGTTCAAGACTTTCAAGTGGAACGACAAAGTTGCAGCCAAAGGTGATGCAGCCCGTACACATGCCGGTGTGATTGCACAGGAAGTGCAAGCAGCAATGACTGACGCTGGCTTAGACGCAAGCAACTATGCGTTCTGGTGCAGCGATACTTGGTGGGAAGCTAGCACAGAGGTGGCGGCTGTTGAGGCTGACGAGGAAGCTGGCATTGAGGCGCAGGACGCTTACACCCGCATCGACACATATCAGACAGCCGACGAAGCACCAGATGGCGCAACAGAACGCACCCGTCTTGGAGTGCGCTACGCTGAACTGCTGGCGTTTATTGGCGCAGCTACTGAGCAGCGGCTTGGTGACATTGAAACACGACTGACCGCACTGGAGAACGCATAATGTCGAAAGATAAAATCGCCGACTACGACGGCACCACCGCCGGGAACAACACCGACATCGGCGGCATCTCCATTGCGGAGGGCATGCTTCCCAGCGCCGTCAATAACTCAATGCGAGAATTGACTAAGCAGCTTGGCGCTTTCGCGAATGGAACGGATGCGATTGATGCGCTGGACGTAACTGGCGCGGCGACGGTCGGCGGCGCGTTTACATCTCCGGGCATAGATGACAATGCCAATGCCAACGCCATCACAATTGATAGTTCAGAAAATGTGGGCATCGGCGTCACGAGCATGTCGGCCAAAACAGTCATTAATCAACCGTCGTCTAGTGATGCCTTGATTATACAAAGGGCTGCGGGTGTTTCTGGAAATACTACTTTTAGTTTTCCCAGTGCAAATTCACAAATTGCAGGCACGAACCATATCATTTTGTCGGCGGGTGGCTCAGAACGGTTACGCATCCTTGACAGCGGTGGCCTTGACCTTTCAGCCGGTAACTTGGTGCTTGATAATGGGTACGGGATTGATTTCTCAGCGACTGCCAATTCCAGCGGCACTGTAACTCATGAAATCCTCGACGATTATGAAATTGGCACGTTTACGCCACATTTTCAGATGGGGCTTACATCACCCGGATATTCCGTCCAACAAGGCACCTATGTAAAAATTGGGTCATTAGTTGTTTGTTCTATTTATTTACGAGCCAACAGCGGCACTGAGAACGGTGACCACATCTATGTAGGGGGGTTGCCATTCACAGTTATCACTGGCGGTAGCATTGACCACCAATACGGAGCCTTTTTTACCTACAATGGTGGGTTCTGGACTTCTGATGCTAATACGCAATGGTTGGCTCTTAAAAATCAAACAAATCTTGCATTTTACAAACAAGCTGATGGTGGAGCCATTCAAGGTACCACTTCAGGCGTAGCAACTAATCTCAACGCAGATTTGAGGCTCGTTGCTGTTTACAGAGCATAATAATAACCCCGCTGGACAGTGAGGGTCGGACAGTCCAAGCATAGGAGATAAAAATGGCAACGCTTACAGAAGAAACACTACAAGACAAGATTGAGGTCGTCGGCGACTACAAGGCTGTGCAAATACGCACTGCAACCGTTATCAAGAAAGATGGCGTAGAGATTAGCCGCAGCTTTCATCGTCATGCGCTGCAATGCAGCACCAAGTCAGGCGACACTTGGGGCGATACAGACATCAGCGGCGAAAGCACTGAGGTGCAAGCCATCTGTAATGCCGTGTGGAGCGACAGTGTGAAGACTGCGTATCAGCAAGCTATGGATGCACAAGAGACACCATAATGCCCGAAGAGCAGAAAATCTTTGTTGATGTTGCGGCGGGTACAGGCACTGCTGCCGCGATGATGGATATGGCACCCAACGCCGTGGCTCTGATCACTGGCGTCTGGGTGTTAATCCGCATATGGGAAACTGAGACGGTAAAGCGACTGACGGGGCGCGACTGATGTGGAGATTGTCCACGCCTTTGTGCTGACGGTATGGATCGGCCTCAATGACGACAAGAGGAAGGTCAGCGACGATATGTTTTTCGAGAGCGTGGACCGATGCGTCTACTTCGCAAAGCGGCTCCACGCACAAGGCCAAGACGTGACAGCGGTGTGCCTGCCAGTTAAGGTGGGCCCAGAGCAGGAGATTTACAAGTGATACAAGTGCCGATGATTGATCTGATACAGACCACGCTGATAGTCGTCGCAATCGTGATGCTGGCGAGGCGATAATGATCGACCCGATCTCAGCTTTCAGCATGATCAGCAGCGCCGCTGGGGCCATCAGTGGCTCCATCAAGGCGGGCAAAGACCTGTCGTCACTTTCGGGTCCGATCTCGCGCTATGCTAAGGCTGAGGCGGAACTGAACTTCGGTGCGGCGCGAAAGAAGAAAAGCATCTTCAGCAAGATGAGTGGCGCAGAGCAATCAGGCATCGATGAGTTTTTCCGCAAAGAGGAACTTGATAATCTGCGTAAAGAGATGCGGTCGATCTTCCAACTGTATGGCAAGCCCGGCGCGTGGGAGCGCCTGCAAGCTGAGATCGCCCGGCAGCGTCAGATACAAAAAGACGAACTAGAGCGGCGCGCCAAAGTGCGAGACGCCATCATCCTTTGGACCGTGCTGCCGGTGATACTGATTGCCGGTGCTGGCGCTCTCTACTTTTTTGTGACGTTCCTCAAAAATCAGTAACGTGCCACCGTCCGCCACAACGACGGGTCTGCAAGGCGAGTACATAGCGCTCGCCGCGATCCTTGATCTTGGGTGGAAGGCAGGGCATGCGCCGATGGACGGGATCGATGTGGTCGCGTGGCATGACAACGACTTCATGCGGGTGCAAGTGAAAAGCGCCCGTCTGCGGAAGCAGCGAGATCGCGGCGCGCTGACCTACCACCACCAGCTTGGATCGGGCCGCGATAAGAAGACCAGACCCGATCAGCGTGTGTATGACATCCTCGCCCGCGTCGCCATTGATCAGCGGCGCGTGTTTTTTTCTGCGGCGTGTGGCATAAATAAGTTATCGGAACGGCGCAGCCCGGAGTTTTACGCCCGGCCTGACCTCGAAC